CCAATTACTTGCCTTTAGTTGTGCATGAATTTCATTTAAAGAAAATATGCCTGGCGCTGAACCAGTAACACCACCCATTGCTTTCAAAAAATCATACATAGAATCTCTAGTTTGATTGCCTGTGGTAAATCCACTACCAAGTGTTATTGTTGGACTAGAACCTATGTAACGTGCCATTATGATATTTCCTCATAACTGATAACAATTTCTAAATCACTAGCAGCACTTGCACCCCCACGAATTGACTGACCCTCTTCTAAATAAAATGAAGAGTTTTTATCAATAATAACTACTGATGCACCCCCAGGCACAGCAAGAACATTTGCAAATTTAAAACCAGTAGACCCATTATAATGGTCTAATGTAACATTTGCACTATTTGTTCCATCAACATTTGTTACTATAACAGAGTTGATTTTAAAAACTTTGTTAGAACTACCACTATTCGCAAGAAGAGATGTAGTTAAAGTTGTACCCAATGCTGCTCCAGTAGTTTTTCCTTGAATAGTTGCAACATTGACTATATTTGGATTCGCCATTTATTTTCTCCTATTAACCAAATACCAAAGACATTGCAATAGATTTACCAGTAGATGCATTGACTTTCCAGTTATTTCCGTCATATACTTCTATTGCGTTTACTGTTGTATTAAATCTCATAAAACCACTATTGGGTGATGACGGCCTCTGTGCAGTTGTTCCAGAGGGAATATCAATTGAACCAGTAGAAGATGAACTTCCACCTAACTGTGTTTCTGCTATTTGTTTTGCGTTACTAGCCATTATACGAAGTACCTCGCCATTATTTGCGAATTGTTAATTGGTGCAAAAGTAAAAGTTAAAGTTGCACCAGAAATCGCATAGTCTGTTGTTGGTTTCATGGCAACACCGTTGTAAAAAACAAAGACATCATTTGTACTTGCACTATTACTTAAAGTAAATGCAGTTGTAGAACCATTACCAGTAAAGTTATCTAAGAACATTGACACTGCTCTTCTTGCAGTTGTTCTTACTCCTAGATGTTTTACTTCAATCTCTGCGCCGTTATCTGGAGCAGAGGTAAATGTTACCACTCCAGTTGTTGTATTTACTGAATAGTTACTAGAACTTTTTTGTAAAATACCATCAACGAATACCATGATTTGTGTAGAGTTTGCTGGAACTTCTGATAAGGTTACTGTAGTTGCAGAACCGTTTCCAGTAAATGTATCTGTAGTAAATGTTTTTAAATTAGTTGCAAGTTCATTCTCACCTACTGAACCAGTTGGTGGTTTATTAAAAATACTTGCAATACCTCTATGAATAACATAAATGGTATCACCATTTGCAGGCGTTCCAGTAAATGCAAGAATCTTTGGAAGATTACTTGCGTCATCATTTATCGTATAAGCGACATCTGGTTCTTGAATAACATTGTTTACAACAACCATTATATTTTGAGAAGAACCACCAGGCACCTCATTTGTCAGAGTAAAATTCGCTGTAGAACCATCTCCAGTAAAGTCCTCTTTTAAGAACTTTGGACTAACTCTGTTTTCAACTTGAGCGCCTATATATGCCATTTTAAGATACCTCTTGTAGAATACCAGCGATTAAATCAACATTAGCAGCACTTGCATACGCATAAACTTTATCGTTTGCATTAAGAACAATCTTTTGTCCAGATACAATTTTCAATGTTGAACTTGATGGTATTGTAACATCTTTTACAATGTGATATGCTTTAAATATTACTTTTGTTCCAGCAGCAGTTCCGTTTGATGCACCAGAGTTTTGTGCATATGTAAATGTTGTTGCACTTGGAACAGATGCAACTTTGTAAATACCATTTACAAAAGCAGTTGTTGAACCAGTTACATGAACATACATACCTACACTTAGTCCATGAGCAGAACCAGTTGTAACAGTTGCAATATCACTTGCAGATACAATACTTGTAATTGAACCTAATGTTGAAGAAGTGTCTTGAATAAAACAAGTTAACGATACACTTGCACTTCCAGTATTAGCAGCATCTAACTCAACTAGAATTGAGTTAACACCACTTGAACCATTGTTTGCATTGTATACTAACTGTGGGCCTGTCGCATTATCAGTTGCACTACCAGTTGATTGATAAAACTCTCCAGCAGATACGATAGATGCAAAAGCGTTTTTAAAATTATTTGCCATATTTTTTTCCTTATCCTAATGCAGTTGCTAATGCGATTGAAAATCCCTCAGTAGAAATTGTTCCTCCAACTGTAGGAAATGTTAAGTTCACAGAACCATTAGTTATATTACCATTAATTGTTGCATTACCAGAAATTGTTACATTATTTGGTAAACCTATAGTAACTTGATTACCAGCAGCAGCAGTTTCGATTTCATTTGTTGTACCAGCAATCGTTAAAGTTTCACTATCCAAAATTGAAATTGTTCCAGTATCACCAGAAATATCAACATCAATATTATTGACAGCAGTATTCAACAATGTAACTGCTTCTACAATATCACTTGCAGATGCTATAATACCAGATGCACCAGTAACACCAGCAATATCACCTACGTCAGTTGCGAGTTCATTGAACTCCACTCTAAATTGTTCAAAGGTGTTACTTGGTAATACTTGTCTATCTGCCATCTTTCTCTACCAATTTTACTAATAAATCTTTAATCTCATGCATTTCAGATTTTAATATATTTATCTGTCTTGTTGCATCTCTTAATTCATCTTTTTGTTGTTGAACTGCTCTTGACCTCTTAACAGCAGCGACATAAGCACTTCTTGAAGTATTTATTATCGCTTTTGAATTTACATCTCTTACAAGATGTTCGTGTCCTTCAACTTTTAAATATTCTTCACTCATTATGTTGCCAATGCGATAGCACGCAAGTCCTTAATTCTAGGTGGTTCTGAACTATTTGATGACTGCATACGAATCTTAATTGCAAATGCAGTAAATTCTTCTAAATCATTTGCACTATATTCGTATTCAATAAAGTCATCATCAGTAGTTGAGTCGTTAGTAGTAACATCTGGCCCACCAGTTGTGTTGAAAAATCTGAAACCTAGTTCATCAAAATCTGATTCATCATCTGAACGAAGTATTTTAAACATGACTTGTATCTCTGCGTCTGCAAATCTTACAGCAGTATGTAATACCTTGAGTGCAGTAGCAGGATTTTTAAGTGTAACTTTTCTAGTTACATAAACTGATTCTGTACTGTCACCATCTGGTTCAGTAGGTGCGACAAAGTCTGAAGTTGGGAATACACCAGAACTACTATCAATGTTATCAATTCTATTTGCAAAAGCAACGATAGACTTTCTATCTAAATCAATGACTGGTGATAAGTTTTCTTGAGTTGTTCCCATAACAAGGTCAAGGAAGAACGACTTACTACCACTTAGTTCATTTGTTTCGTTAATTTGAGATGCAACCATTTTAGGATTATCAAAAAAGAAATTCTCTCCCAGAGTTATGTTTACTTTCTTATTAGAAGCAAGAGATGCAGTATCCAGAGATGTTTCTGCACCACCAGGCGACCTACCAGAAGTTGCTCTAATTGAACTAGACAATGTAGTGTTTGGGTGTATGATAGTTGGTAATAATGTTTGCATACCATCCATCTGTGCATTTTCTGTTGCGACCACAGCGTTACCACCACCAACTGATACAGATGCGTCTGCACTTGTAGTTGTATTGATTGTATAGTAATCTAAATTTTGATTTGCAATTGCAGTATGAGTTTTATTAATCTGGTCAAGAGGAATACCATTTAACTGATATAACTCAACGGTTGTACCGTTAGCATGAGCAGTTGCACTAGTACCATCTTGTCCTCTTGTCAAACTTGTAATTGCAGTTGTTCCAGCACCACCACTTTGAGTACCGAACATTATCTCATTACCAATCTTCAAGTAAATTCTAGAAGAGAGATTACTTGCTTCAAAACCAGTTCCAGATGTAAGTGTTAAACTAGTTGCACTATTTGTAATCGCACCATTAAGTGTTGTTGACGTATCAGACTTTACACCAGAGATAGTTACATTATTTTGGTTTGCAAACATATGGTGGTCTTCATGTAAAATTTTAACAACATTACTACTTGCAGTAAATCTTAGTGGGTCATTACCAAGAGTTTTACTTGGAAGAACATCATTGACCAAAGTTAGAGTTCCACTTGTGCCAGTTTCAAAACTTGCTCTATGAACAGTAAACTTTAAATCTTCAAAGTCATATGCAGACCATGTAGTATTATTCTGTGATTTAAATAACACACCAAGATATGGTTGTTCAGAAACAGTTCTAGTTCCACCAATATCTGTTTCACCCATTCTTGAAATCCATGCAAAGTATTTGTCAGAGTCGGACTGAAGAACGATACAATATTCTACACCGTTTCTAACATACACTGGTGATTTAAATTTAAATGATGTCTGAAAAGATGCATTATTATTAATATTAACCCTTGACAATGTTTTACCAGAGATTGCTCTTAATGATGGAGATGCAACTTTTAATAATGTATCACTAACAATTTCTGTTACTGTAGTAGTAAGTGCTTGTGTATCTCTTCCTGCCTGACCAGCTGTTCCTACATCAGAGTTTCCAGCACCCTCAATAGTGATTGGACAACCGACAAACAATTCAGTAAAATTAGTATTAGTACCAGCAACATCAATTGAACCATTACTCATTGCAACTGTACCATCTTCAAATGGTTGATAAACTACAGTACCAAAAGGTAATGCCTTTACTGTGGGATAACCATTTTCCATTTCACGAATTTGACAAGTTACTGGAATAGATGGGTCTTTACCTTGGAAGAACACATCAATTTTTGTAATATATTCTCCACCCTCTGCTTGGGGCATAATGGATTGTGCAAGCGGATCCCACCACCCAACAACTTCATCTCTAAAGTCTGTTCTCGTAACATTCTCTGTTGTAGAAACATTTCTAACCTCAACTCTTGCGTTTCTAGTTGCAATAATTCTTTCTTGAATATTTCTAAGAATACCTCTAGCAGAATAAGTTGCTTGTGCAAAAGTTTCTGGTTCTGGACTAATCTGATTTGTAGCAGAAGATGTTAATCTGAATACTCTTTCACCAGTTCTAAATCTTGGATTACCAGCAACATTAGGGTCTGGAATTGAGAAGACACCTTCTAACTTACCAAATCCATTTGAGAACATTGCACCACCAGCAGATGTTACAGTACCAGTACCACCAACAGATGGTGTTACATTTGCAGTAACATTTTGTTTATCAAAGAATGGATACATTCTAGTCAAAGGTTTTAGACCAGTTACTTTGAACGTAACATTTCTTGCACGAATAAAAGGAATAAGTGCAGTTGATACTAATCTATCTCCCTCTGACCGTCTATCAATTTGTGGCACAACATTAGTTTGAATACCTTGTCTAGTTCTAGTTCCAGTTTGAGTTGTTGTAACTCTTTGAAGAACTGCACGACCTCTTGGTTGACCTAAGTTAATAAATCTATGTTCTCTAAATCTACCACCTCTTGTAGTTGAAGTACCAGACCATTGAGTTTGCCATGCGTTCCACACAGTACCTATTGCGTTTCTATTTTGTGCAAAGACTGTATCAAAGTTACCCTCACGATTAATAACAAGTGCTGGAAGTCTGTTTACTTCAAACCACTCATCACCAGATGGACTTAATTCACAAATACCTGCCCATGAGAAATTGAGAACTGGGTTTAGATTTTCAATTCTAGTTGCATAAGGTTGTTGAATACTTATAATCTCATCATACGGAAGAGTAATTAAGTCACCAGTTTTTTGATACTTATCAAGAGTTCTTTGGGCATCAGTTGTATTTTCTTCTAGTAGTGAAACACCTTTCATAAAATACTTTGGTCTTAACTCTTGATTTTCCATATCAATCGCAACACGATAGTCTGGGTGTTGAACATCACCTATTGCATGACCACCAAAGTTATCAACTAAGAAACCAGATTTAAATCTATCTAATCCATTTGCATCTTGTACTTGAAAAGACTCTGCATCTTTTTCTAATAGTGAAAGAGCAGTATAATATTCGATATTATTAATTCTATCTTCAAGTCTACCAATATCTCTCATTGTATATCGTTTGTTTGTTTCTTTAGTTAATTTTGCATCATCAATATTGAGAAGATAAGCAGGCAAAGTAATTTCAGAAATCAACATGGACTTTTGTAAATCTTCTGGTGGTTCTGGATTTTCAGCAGGAGTTCCTTGTTGAACTTTGAACTCACCCTTTTCAGTTAAGAAAAGTAAATCTACACGACCAAGAAAAAATTCAAAATCATATGCGATAGTTGAATTGTCTTTTGGAATTAGAATTTCAGATGCAGTACCAACATTATATGCTCTGGCAGCGAAGTTAAATGAGAAACCAGTAATATTATCAGCAGTATATTGACCACTATTTCTAGTTGCAGTAGTTTTTGCAATATCTCCAACCTTTGGTCTGAAGTCAATTGCATTTCTTAAATCATATTCACCAGTAGGTTCTCTAACCTCTGGGTCAACTCTTGTTGCAGAGTATGTAAGAATATCTTTGTAGTCGATTGCACTATATGAGTCTACTGTGAAGAAATCACCAGCACCGTGTTCAAAGTAATCAAACACTATTGAGATTCTACCAGTAGGTGCAGTTGCTCCTGCTTTTCTAATTATCCTACCGACATCATAAAAGTTATCTCTTTGTCCAGTATCTAAAATAAATCTATTTGTAATATTTTTTGAACCAGCAGTCAAAGTTCCAACTGTTGCAGTCGCACCAGATGTCTGTCCAGTAATTGTTTCACCAGAAGAAAAGTCCTTTGCATTTTTTACTATATATGTGATTGGACTTGTTGTTCCGATAATCAATGCTTGTGCATTACTCGTACCACCAACAATTCTTTCACCCTTAGTGAATGTGCCAGATATACCAGTTGCAGTAAACTGTGGAAGTGCTGGGTCTGCACTTGTACTTTCTGAATCAAAGATTGCATGAATTCTAGTTGTATCACCTTTACCAAGTGAAATGTCTTTATCTTTTGCATCAACACCAAACACATGAGATTGATTATTACCAGAAATATTATTTACAAGAACAATATGAGCAGGAACTTTAGTTTTAACTTTATGTTCGGCAGCAGTTCTTCTTACAGTAGTTAAAAGTTTTACTTTAATACCATTCGCATTGAAAACGGTTGTGTTTGTAATTGTTAATTGATTACCACTAATATTAAAACTTGATGTACTTGCAGTTAAATTAATAACATCACCGTCTGCACAACCACCAGCACTATTGTTATCAAGAACTACTGCAATGTAATCTACATTAGATGCAGATTGGAAAGTTTCATTTGCAGCTGCAGTAACAGCAATTTGTCCACTACCGTTTGAAGTTGTAACATATTGTCTACGAACAGTTAATGCAGTAACAGAGTTGTTACTATTTGAATCTGTTTTTAAAGTCTTGATATTATTTTTTCTTAATTTACGAAGTAAAATATTTCTATTAGTATCTTGTATTGCTGGTCTAGTTCTAGTTACTGGAACAGTAGTTGTAACAGAGCCAGGCGCAACTGTAACTGCTAAAGATGTATCAGAGGAAATAGTATTTACAATTCTAGTACCGATACCACTGATATTAATTACATCACCAGCACGAAGTTCAGTTTGGAAAAGAGTTCCAAAACCAGTTACAGTAGTTCCAGAACCAGCAGTTGAAACTGTACCAGTTAAAGTTTTTGTCGTATTAAGAACAAGGTCAGCAGTAAAGTCTTCATCAGAGTTTGTTGGGTCATCCATAAAAACTTGTTTAACTTGGTCAAACTGTTTTTGTGCAACACTAGATACTGTTATAGCAGTATTATCACTTTTTTTAATTTGACCATTAGTTTCATCAGATGAGGAAGATAATAAATTATCTGTTGTTAAGAATGTTCCCACAACATTCGTAAGATGAAGAATTGTATTTTGAACACTATGAACAAAACCAGTTGCACCAGAAACAGTACCAGTAACTTTTGCACCAGTTGGTACATGGTTTCCGTCTGGAACAGCACTTAAAACAACATTCGTAAACATACGAATATCGAAAAGATATAAATTGAACTGAGCAACTTGACCACCAGAACCACCGTGTGCTAATTTATTATCAGAGTTTGCATCAAGACCAGATGCGTGTTCAAATGCTCTTGCTCTTGCAATACCAATTTCTGCACCAGCACCACTTCCTCTAGAAGAAGTAGCAGCATCTCTTAATGAAATTTGTCTATATGGAACTGCAATTTCAGATGCACTATTTTTACTTGAGATGTCAGGCCCACCATATACATTTGTTACTCTAACAAAGTTACCAACTTCTGCGTTAGTAATTGCACTATCAAATTCTTCAGTTGTTCTAGGTTTTTCAACATCAATAAACTTGGGAGCAACAGTTTCAATTTCATATCCACGAACATATGCCTTACCAGGCGATACTTGGATATTTAAGAAATTTTCAGATGCAGTGTTACCATCATCAGTAGTATTACCACTTGCATAAACACCTTCATTTAATCCGTCATCTAAGTTTTCTCTTAAATCAATACCAAAATCTTTTACCGTGTAGTTACCAGATTCATCAAAAGTTCTTCTTGCAAATGTTTCACTAAGAATAGAGTAATCTGTATTTCTTGCAATCTCTTGAATAACACCATTTTTAATCTGAGCAATCTCTACAAAATTTTCATCAGCAGCAGAACCAAGTGCAAGTTTAGAAAGTGTTAATGTGTATTGTAATCTGTGAGCACCCTTTGCATTTTCATTTGAAGAACCAGTTGCATTGTCTAACAATGAACTATCTGATTCTGGTGTAACTAAAGTTTCTGTTACAGCAAGACCAACTCTATAAGATGGTGAATTAGTATATTTGTCAAGAACAATTCTTTGTTTTTCAACTCTTACAAAAGTACCCCTAATAAAGTAAACACCAGTTTCTATACTCGCAGAAGAACCGATTGCAGTTGCACTTGATGCTTGTAAAGTTGCAGAGGCAACATTTGCATTAATTGTAGTTGCAGAACCACCACTTGGCGTATAAGTAATCGCTGTATCAGCAGAAATATTTTCACCATTTACAAATTCAGTTGTAACACCAGCAGTAGCACCACCAGCAGTATTAGTTGCTGTTTCTAAATATTTAACATAAAGTGTCGCTGGGTCAGTACTTGTAGCGGCATCAAAACCTATAACTCTTGCTTTTACACCAGAGGTTGAACCAGTTATGATAACACCCTTTTTTGCATTTGCATCTTGGGGGTCTGACAGATTTGTATTTTCTGAGTATTGTTGTAAATAGTCTGCGATAGAAACTGCATTAAATGTTGACTGTAGTTTGACTGCATAGTATTCATTAATATATCCAAACTGGCCAGGCACAACAAGTGAACCCTCTTTGAACATATGTCTACCATGTCTTTCTACTTGATTTTGTAAAATAGACTGAAGTGTTGTTAGTTCTCTTGCCTGAACTGCAAAGCCAGGACGAAAAAGAACCCTATGAAAATTATCGGTTACATCAAAATCATCATGATATGGTGCAACATTTAAATCGGTTTTTTGCATTGTTTAGAATTCCACTACGACTTTAATATCCTCTGTTTGGTCTGAGGCTCTTGAAATTACTCTTCTGTTTTCGACATAGATTATATCACCAGTATCCCTAACTAACTCTGGACTTGCATATCCACTTGCAAATACAACACCATTAGTTGTTCCAGATGATGTTGATGGAGTATGTGTTGCAGAGGAATCTGCACCAGTAACAGCATTTGCACCAGAGAATAGTGTAAGATTACCAGCAGTATCTAATCCAAAGTTTGCATATTTTTCTTGTACATAGTAAAGTATTTTATTTGTACTATCCCACTCAACAACTCGACCTTGAGCGCCAGTTGTTGCTTGTGTTATTTTTTCATCTACTGAAAAATTACCAGAACCACCAGATGCCATTAATATTGCGTTTGTAGTTCTTGCAGTTGTTATATTTGCAACAGCGTTTGTTGCAGTATCAGTTGGATTTTTAACAATACCAACTCTTCTAAAATCGTTTACTTGAGTTGCATCAGCATCAGAAGGTTCAAACTTACCTTGAACCATAACAAAATGTCCACCAAGTTCTGCAATATCATCATCACCAGAACCACCAGCAGGTTCAATGATTGCTGTTATTGAACCAGCAGTTGCATTTGTCCAATTGGTTGCTTGTGTACCAGAGATTGCAGTTGTACAGTTTGCATCAGTAAAGATGTTTGCAGTTGATAAATCAATATTTGCAAAACTATATCCAGACCCAGGCGCAGACACATAAGTATTTGACGCATTGTTTTGTCCAAATTCAGTAATAGAACCACCAGATACTACCAAAGCAACTTTTGCATTAGAACCATCACCTTTTACTTTTGTGTAAAAAGTTCCGTTAGGATATGATGAACCACCACTTGTTACCATAACAACAAATACACCACGATTTACTTGTTCATTTGAATTAACTGTAACAGGCATAAAATCAGTTGTCAAGAAGTTTTGTACTTGACTAGTTGACAACTTGTACATAAACTTAATATAGTAATTGTTATCATGCCAGAACGGTGCTGAAATTTCTGAAGTAGGTTCTGCACCAGAAATATTTGATGCACCAGTTTGTAATTGGTCGCCGTTATATAAAACTTTATAAACTCTAAATGCAGAAGTCATAAAGTAAAAGGTTGAGTCAAATACATTGATTGCACCACTTGATGTCGTTGTCTTTGATGGATAGTTACCACTTGTTGTTGTTCCAGCAACATCATGTCTATACATATCGAATGCTGATGATGTAGAAAAATCTCTTCTTGGAACAACAAAAGAAATGTTACCAGATTGAACTTTTTTAGCTGCAATCATATCGTCCCAGTAATAAGATTCTGGTGCGACACTATCTACTGGATTAGGTGGATTACTGTCTGCTGTTGCACCCTCTGAAGTCCAAGGTTGTGATTTACCTACAAAGACATAATATTTACTAGATGTCAAATCAGCAAAAAATGCATCTGCGTTTGACTGTCTAAATTTTTCTGTAATAATTGCTGCCATTGTTCTTTCCTATAATGTTATTTATATTGACTTTTCTTCTTTATCTCTCGCAACTCTATCTTTATAGTCTGACCTTGCAGTTACCATTTTAACGAAGTCAGCTTTATTTGATGGGATAGAGTCAGTAAAAGATTCGTCATTCATAAGTTGATTAGTCCAGTTCTGTTGCATACGTTTCCAACAATTATTAATTTTACCAGTTACAGCATCTTGCACCCATTCGTCAATATCTGTAAGGTCATTTAACATTACCTTTTCATCTGTATCGTCAATTTTTACCGTAATAGTTTTCGCCATTTTTATCTCCTTTAAGATAGGTTATTTCACCCATGTTATGATAATAAGTGTACACCAAAGTTTGTAGTTGTAGCATTCATTGTAATTACTTTAGAACCACCAGCAATATACATCGCCCATCTAATCACATCATTTGCATCTGCGTCTACAATCTGTGACATTGGTAATCCACAGTTAACACCCACATTTGACATATTGCGAGGGTGGAATAATCTTTGATAGTTTCTGTTTGATGTAATAATATAGAATACACCAGAATTATGATTACTTGCAACACTTTGAAATTCTACATTGATACAGACGAGATAACGACCAGTTACAGGCGCAGTAAATGTTCCATTTAACATATCTGCGTTATTATCATAAATATCATTATACGTTGTAGTTCCAGAACCACCATTACCAGTATGACTATAATAAGTAGAACCATCACCAGTTACATTAGTAATATTAGCAGCTGGTGTGGATAGGGCAGCTGATTGAGAAGACGAAGTTATATGACCAGCAGAATCTATTCGCAGTCTTTCATTTTCGTTTGTATCAAATCTCATAAAGTTAGATGAATGGTCATACATAATACGACCGGCCACATCTGTTGCTTGGTCGCCAAATCGAAGTTGACTATTTGCAGTATTAGAACCAGCACGAAGAACTAACATTCCTCTATTAGAACCTTGACCCTTTACAATCACATCACCAGTATTATTAATGTTTACAATTTCTGTTCCTGCTGGTTTAAGTAACATTGAACCAGCAGTACTAATATCGTTGCCACTTACCGTAAGGTCACCACCAACACCAAGGTTTCCAGCAATCGTAGGATTGTTTTCAATCTTTGCACCAGTCACAGCGTCATCTGCAATATCAGCAGTTGCGATACTACCATCTAGTATACCGACTGATTTGATTGTATCAATAGCCATTATCTACTCCTTATGAAATAGTAGCACCACTGTTTGAAACTACAACCCATCCAATAGTATTTGCATATACCAACATTACAGTTTCATTTACTGCATCAAAAGCAATTGTTGAACCGTTAGCAAATGTTGCTGGAGTAAGTGTTGCAGTTCCACCACCGTCTACTACCATTGTAATAATTTTAATTTGACCAACAACTCCATTTGCAAGTGTCATTGCAAGACCAGAACCAGCAGTTGTTAGTTCTGAAATCATTGTGTTTAGACTTAGTGCAGTTGCAGAGTTAACTGCTTCTGTTGTACCTACAGTCTTTGCACCACTTAATAATACGTTTGGAGTCGCTCTTGCAGAACCACCATCTTTAGGTAACATAAAGAAACCACTGTCACTAGCAGAGTGAGGTTGCGACATTAGAACTTGACCATGACTATTTGCTTCACAGTTAAGTCTAATCATACCTTGATTATTTGTACCAGTAGTTGAACGAATTGTTACAATACCAGTTCCTTTTGGAAGTAATGCAAGGTCACAATTGGTTTCACCAGATGCACCAATAAGTGGAGCAGTGAGACCACCACCAGATGGAGATGCTTCACCACCAGTAGCTGCGTTAGTAATTTCAATTTCGTTTACTGCACTCGCAGTTGTTTGAAAAATGACTTGTTCGTTACCATTTGCGTCTGCAATAAAACCAGCGTCTGCAAACTTAGGTGCAGTCAAAGTTTTATTTGTAAGAGTGTCCGTAGATGTTCTCGCAACAAGCGTATCTGCACCAGAAGGAATTGTCACAGTTCCACCATTAGTAATGGATGCGATAGTTGGTGTAGTTAAAGTTTTGTTGGTGAGAGTATCAGTTGTTGCTCTTCCTACAACTGTATCAGTTGCATTTGGAAAAGTAAGACTATGTAATGCAGAACCATTACCAAGTTTGGAATAGATTTCTACAAAGTTATCGTTAATCTTGTCTCCACCAGTTCTGAGGTCATCACCAGTACCGTCATTAGCTGAAGAACCAAGACCAAGTGCTTGATATGCCATTTTAGTTATCTCCTAATTAAATTCTTTCATTTATTTATGTAGGTTATGCACCTATATCAAATTTTTTGTTTGTATTATCAAATCTGAAACTGGTTGAGTCAAATCTTTCAAACACTGGATTATCAAATGAGTTATCAAACTTATTTATACCACTGTCAAATGATGTTGTTGTATCACTAAAGTCTATATTATATAATCCAGCAACATCTCTTGGAACAGTATCACCACCAGCACCATCAAATTTTATAGAAGTACTATCGAATTTTAATCCAGTATCACTAAACAATGTTGTTACAGTTGTTTCATCAAATGTTTCTGTACTACTATCAAATGTGATAAAGTTATTATCAAATGCATTTGCTCTTGCAGTTCCAGAAATTTGTATATCGCCTGGCGGTGGCACGTTTGATTTTGTTGTAAATGCAGTCTGTGGTATATTACCATTACTATCACTAACTTGATTAATACGAATATTACCAAACTGACCTATAGTAAATGATTGGTCATTGATACCATCTAAGTTTGTAATTCTTTTGATGCCTGGGTAGTGTGGAATATTTTCTGTAGTATTTGCACCAATACTAAACGCATATCTAGGCAATAGGTCAAGAGTTGGCCCAATGGCAGTACCTCTTTGAATTCTATTTGTTCCAATAACAACCGTATTAATTCTAGATAGAGTTAAATCTCTAGTTGTGTTTGTTAAATCAGTATGACTATCAACTCCAACCTTTGGTGTTGCTCTTAATGATGTTCCATCATCAACTGTACCAAGTCTTCTACCAAATACAGTAACAATAAGTGGTGTAAGAAGAGAAGCAAGTTCTGGTGTAAATGAATCCACAGTTTGAACTTGTATTCTTGCAGATACTTGACTTTTTACTTCAACCTCACCAAAGACTGCCCAACCAGATGGGTGAACAGTTGACTTAATCGCATCTCTCCACTCATTAATAGATTGACCCACTTTAACTACATATGAATAATCTTGATAATAAAAACTATCTTGTATTCTCATAACATCAGATGATAGTTTACCCTCTTCCCCTAAGAAATCTCCGACAGTAGTTCCGATTGTTCCAACAATAGCACTAATCTCAGCAGTATCAATGTTTGCAATTTTACCAGATGCACCACCAGCAGAAACTGTATTACCAACTGCAAGATTAGCAGTAGTATTCATAGATAGTAGTTGTCTATCAGCATCAAACGCAGTAATTGTTCCAGAATGAGATGACATACTTGCACCAGCAACAAAGTTACCAGATATATCTTTTATAACTGCGTGTCTAAATGCGTTCAAAGAGGGTGCAGAGGAATAATTAAAACCAAGATTAGAAACTTTAATTGAGTCAATACTACCGACTGTGTTAGTAGATGCAGCTTTTAATTTTGCACCAGAACCACCAGTTGTTGAGATACTAGAAATCTTTGGTAGTTGTGTATAACCAGAACCACGATTAATAATTCTAATATCTGTAATAGACCCTGCTTCATTTGCATTACTGCCAGGCGCATCACCAAATGTTCCATCTTCTAAAACAATCTTATCACCATCAAAAAAGTCACTATAAAATGATTGACTTTCTGGTTCATTTGTGATATGGTCAGTTGCAATCATTCCATATGCACTAAGACTTCCTGCTTCTGGTGATATTGCACCACCAACAACTTGTACTTCAGCAGATACGTTAATACCATTTGTTCCAGTATTGTCAAAATTTATTGTATCACCTACATCATAACCAGTACCAACATCATCAATTATTATTTCATCAATAGTTCCAGATGTAATTGTATCCACAACAGCAGCTGCAGTCCCACTTGAACCACCGACAGAACCAACATTGATTGTTTGTCCAGCAGTATAATATTGTCCACCGTCAGTGATATTTGTATCAGAAACAATTTGTAAAAGTTGTACCGTCACATCTCCGTCAGTAATATTGGATGTTCCAAGTAATGTTTCACCAGCAATAAATGTACTAGTCTGTGTTTCCTCATCAATTTCAAATTCAATAATTGTTGTATCTGCTTCTCTAAAAGAAACAATTGAAACTGGTATTGCAGTTGCTTGAGAGTTTTGTCCAGTAATCGTTCTTCCTATTAAATCAGTTGCATTACCAGATACACCAAGAACTCTCATAATCTTTTTTCTTGTCCACTTACCATCAGACAATCGTATCATGTTTTCATTAGGAAATGATATTACTGGTTCTTCATTTAAAAGTAATCTGAAAAATAACTCATGTCCTTTCTTAGTTCCTTTTGAAATATAAAGGTCACGAACATTTTTAATTAATCTTCTTTTATCTACACCAGTTGCTAGATTATCTACAACACCCTCTAAAAAAGCATCTCTAAAGTTATCTAAAAACTCAAAGATGGTTGCGTCAACATTTGACATATTTAAAAGTTGTTGTATATTACTTACTGGGTTTGGTCTATAAGTTGCAATTGTACCAGTAGAATTAGATGTGCTTCCAGTAACAGTTTCACCAACTATAAATTTATTTTGTGAAGAAACATATAATCTTGATGTAGAACCATCAACATCATCAACTAAAACAGTTGCAGTTGCTTTTGAAGAGTTACCAGTTATAGTTTCACCAAGAGTAAACTTAACTACAGAATCTTCTAATACAATTTTTTCACCACTTTCGCTAACCATAAAGTTTGGTGAGGTAGTTTCTTGTCTTAAATAATTATTAACTTCACTAAAAGTTATTTCTGCACTTTCAAGAAACTGATAATATAACTTTACAAATTTAGAAAAAAGTGGGTGGTCTGCTTGAATAAATTCAGGCAGTTGATGTTGAATATGAGTTGATACCTTATTTTTTAAGGTGATATCATCATAAGGCATTTCTTAGTATCCACTTGAAGAACCACTACTTGAACCAGTTGATACTTCAGAAGAACTTGATGTTGATGTTGATGCTGTACTTGTTGTTGAAGTTTCACCACTATATGAACTTACCGTAGTTGCACCAACCCCAGCAGATGTACTTCCACTTGCAATTGTATCAGTAGTTGCGTTTACTGTTAAGTTTGTTGTATCTAATCTTAAAACTTGATTACGAACACCAAGAACATCATTTGAGTCTGGTGTTACTAATATTCTAAATGATGTTGAGGCGACACTATCAACTGAAGAAACAGATGTTATATTTAAGTTTGTTAAAATAATCTCACCAGTTTTATAATTAATAGTTCCTGCTGTTGTATCTTTATATGTTATAGTTGTGCCATCAGTTAAGAAGAATAATCTAATATTTCCGTTACCATCATCATTTAAAAACATTTCATTTTCATCACCAGAGATAAAGAAACCAGTTGAACTTACGATACCACCAGAGTCCATCATATGACCACCGTGAGGATTAAACAGAGCATTACCAAAAGGAATAATATATTTTGTTCCTACATTCAAAGTAGGTGTTATTCTTTTAGATAACTTTACTGTCGTAATATTTGAAGTGATTGCTTCATCTGCATTATCAATAATACCAACCACTTGAGAATATCTAAACGCACCATCAAACTTTGACAAGTTTTGTGTACCATAATTTAATATTGATGTTCTAACATTTGACTCCAAAGTTTCTTTTGCTTTAGTTGTATTCTTTGCGTTATATTGAAATACTGTACTTATTCTAATGTCTGTAAATTCTGGGTCAACAATAATTGGTGTAACAGATGCGATAGTATATGTCTTCTTTAAATCATCAACGATTTGTTTCTTTGCTGACGCAGTAATAGTTCCAATGGTAGGCACGATAGAAATGTAAACTCTTCCATAAAATGGAACATCATTATCTTCACCACCATAAACTTGAACAGATTGTGTATTAGGATAAACTTTAGGTATAATCGCTTTAAAATCATTTGTACTAACTGCACGACCTTGAGCAGCAAAATCTAAAGGTGCATTTAGTTTTATTGATTGAATACTTTCTCTATCTGCACCACCCTCAGCTTCTGATACAGTAAGAATGTCGAAATCAGTTATACCGCTTATTGCACCACTTGATGAAAATGTATCTGCACCATTTGATTCAGTTTTGTTTGTAACAACATATCTTAATCTTACTACATTACCATCAGATAATTTTTTACCAACAATACCATCTCCAAAGTAAACTTCAAACTTACCATCAATTGACTCTTGTAAGAAATAATTATTTGATGTTGCTTTAACAACTGTTAAATCATCAGTAAGAGTAAATGTAGTTGAACTAGTTGAACTTGCATTATCAAAAACATCAACTAATAATGTTGTAGTATCTGCTCTATCACTATTAAGTGTAAACTTTTGTTCTACGTTCTGTGAGTCAACAGTATAACGATTAGTTACATATGTTCCCTCAAAAATTGGAATATCAGTAAATCTAATAACATTGTTTGCAACTCTTGTTGTGTGTTCAGCAGTTGTTACAAATTGATATGATACATCATCAAGACTTGTTGTAAAAACAAAACCTATTGGAATAGTTGCAGTAGTTAATGCACCAAAATTATTTAACTCAATATTAAGAGTTGCCTTAGGTGCTCTAGGTGAACTTGGTGTATAACCTAAAGTCTTTGCGTGGGAAACAACAGAAGAACGAATAGATGCAGTATCCAAGAATGACTCGTTTGATGCCATATTTAAATTCATTGCAAGGTAATGTGTATTATATGCAAGAACATCTAGTAACGCATTTACACCAGAACCTTCAAAGTCATAGTCTGTAAACTCATTCTGATTTCTCATAAAAGTTTTTAAATTATTCTTGATATCATCAAAGTCTAATTCTGTAACATTAAGTTTCTTTTCTGTAGTTGCCATTATCGTAATCTCTCTAATGCGAATGATATATCTACCAGTTCACTAGGTGCGTTTTGCAAATAAAATTCTACCGTAACTTCATATGTGTTATTATCAAAGTTTGGAAAAACCTCGACACCAGCAAGTAATGCTCTAGGTTCAAAGTTGTTAATAGTATCTTCAATTTTTCTTGTTAGAGTGCTTGCAGTAAATGGTGTCATATTTTCAAACAACATATCACGAACACCAGAACCAATTTCTGGGTGAAAAGGTTTTTCAAAATGACCAATCTGAACTAAATTACGAATACTTCTTTTTACGGCAGCAGCATCAGTTAAAGGAATTAAATCTTTCTTTATAGGGTGTCTAGTAAAGTTAAGATTTAAGTCTTTATACTTTTTAGATGACCTTGGAGAATCGTTAGTTCTCTGTGCATCTCTATATGCTGGTTGAACTGCCATTATACTTCTTTACTTCCTACTGGTTTACATACATACTCTACAGATTTCCAATCACCATCTATAGGTATTTCCTCATGTAATGCTTTCATATCAATACATTCTTCTTTACTTTCAAACCATTGAACATCTTGATATTTACAGTTTGTATCTGTAAAACAAGCAGTTAATAGTAATGACCAAATAATTTCCATCTCACACACCTCTCATTTATTTATGCATCATCTAACAAATGAAAACCAAATAAATCTTCAGTTGGTTTTCCATCTATTTCTGTTATGACTAGTAATGCTTCATAGTTTGAAAGATAATCAATAAGACTATCTTTACTTATACGAGAGTTTGGATTGTCAACATATTTTTTTATAATCTCATTAACTTGTGTTAAAGCATCTGGATTAGTTTTCAAACTCATATTAATTTTATAATATTCATCTAACATATCTCTTTGTGCAACTTTTCTTACAGTCTCACCATATCTTAACCATCTTGATAATTTTTTTCTACTCGACTTATCAAAATCTCCAGTAGGTTTAAAAGAAGTCATATAAGCTTTATTTGTTCTATCAACATTGTCTTTTCTATTATTTTTAAAAGTTCTTCTAAATTGTCCAGTATCAGTAAGTTCACCTTTGATTGCAGTATCAAGTTGAACTTTATACTTAACGCCTGCTTTAGATTTAAATTGAAACTCTATTGGTAATTTTTTCTCTATCAAAATTGACCTTGAAATTTTTCTCATTCTTGTTAGGATTACTGTTATATCAAAATTAAAACTGAGAACTTTTTTCTTTGCCTGACTCAAGTCACCCTCAGTCATAGGACTTACTTCATTTACTTTAACCCCACTTTCTACTTCAGCGGTTTCTACTGCATCAACTTTTGCATCTTCCAAAACTTTCTTTCTTTCTGCTGGGTCAAATACTTTACCATTAGCAACTATACTAGTTTTAATATCTTCTTCTTTTCTCTTACATTGTTCTATGAATTGTTTTGATACTTGAGCATCTGGCACAATAGATGGTGTATTACTAGCAAAATCTTTTAATTCTTCTGCGTTCTTTTTCATGACCTCTTTATCTATTGTTATATTTTTTATTTGGTCTTCTGCTTTTTTGATTTGAGTTTGTGCTTCAGTAAAGACAGATTTTAATTCTACCTCACCACCCTCTTGTGGTATTAAGGATTCTTTTGCTTTTTGTTTGACAACTGCAACCTCATATTCTACTTTAACTTCTGCATAAGTTTCTCTAAGAAAAATACTTTTACCATCTTGAGTATATTGAATGTTTCCAAAGAAGTTTGTGTTTGCAGTTCTACCTTGAACAGAAATAATTTTAGTAGGAGTTTTTTCTAATATCAGATTATCAGTACCACTTGCTTTTTGAGTTTTAGTTTCAACACCACTACCACCAGTTGACACTTCAAGATTTGGCATATTACAAATTGTATCTTTCATATTCGCTTGACCAGCAAGAAGTGAATCTGGTGAAAGAGGTGGAACACCAGATAAATCTAATCCAGGCAATGCTGGTAAAGATAAACTTGGTAAACCTAAATCATCAAGTGATGGTAATGATAAACCAGTAAGAGGGTCTAGACTTGGGTCAACAGTTTGTTCAACTGTGTAAATTGCTTTAAGTTTTTTAAATACCTTAGATGTCGTAATGATAGTGTCATCACCATCTTGTTCTGTTGTAAAACCAGTACCACTAAAAATATTAGTACCTTCTTTCATACCTTGGACTTGAGAAATCTCAATAAACTCTTCTTGAATAATTACTGTGTCGGTGTTTTCATCTTCAACAGTTTTTTCTATAGTAGAAACTGCTGGACTTGCACCAGCTCCTAATGCACCAGTAGCATCACTAACCAACTGGTCAATATCAAAACCTTGACCCTCTAGTGTATCTGTAAATTTATTTTTAAGTTCTAATAACTTTGCAGTTGCTTCATTAGACTTTGTTGCATCTAAAGTAAGATTAACATATTCGTCCATTGCTTCTTGAAAGGATAAAACTGGTTCATCTGGAATTTTCTCTGCAAGATTATCAAGTTCTTTTTCAAGTTCTTGTAAACCAGTATCTAATGCACCAGCAATCTCTGAAGCAGCAGAGTCTAGTTTTGCAGTAATCTCTTTTTCAATATCTGCAATCTTATCAGTAACAGCAGTAAGTGCGTCATTCTTTCCACAAAGTGCCATCTCTATCCCCCAGCAAAAACATTAGGTGAACCAGACGCTGATGCGTTAGGCACGAAACTTCCATGTCCACCAGTTGCATCACCTTTTCTATGAACACTAATACCATTAACTTTTACAGTAGAACTTCCACCAGTTGCTGGGTCACCACACGCAGTTGCATCACCAACTCTAACTACTGACGCACCATTTACTTTTACATCTGATGAACCAGACGCATATGCTGTTTGGTGAAATGGATTAGGTGTAGGACTTGCATGACCAACATGGGTATCTAATCCTACTCTTGTAACTTCAGGCATAGTAACTCCTAGTTTAAATTAATAAGTGGTGCGTCTGCATCAATCTCTGTACCAGCATTAATATCCATCAGTGTTCCAGCATTAAATGTAACAGAGTCTTCAGAACTAATTACCATTGGTTGAGCAGATTTAAGATTTAAACTTGTTCCAGTAATCATTGTTGTTTTACCAGTAATAGAAGATTGTGCTAAGTTCTTTGTTGCAGTAATCTTGATATCACTTAACACTAATTGACTATAATCTTTTCCTACTGTTTTTTTATCATTACCCTTTACGTTTTCTGTGCGATTACCTTTCAGTAATACTTCTGTATCTGCACCAACTGTTTGAACAAACTTATCAGAAATGTTTTCTGCAAAAGTTCCTCGTATCTCTTGTTGATGATTACCCCCTGCTTCACCAGCACCAACTTTGATTAATTTATTCTTGTGTATCTTTTGTGTATAATCACCCTCAACCTCAAGAACATAATCACCTTTAATAAGTTGTCTAACATTACCATCTACAGTTAGATTAACAGAACCTTTGACATAACAGTTTCTAGAACCAACAATTATTTCGTAATCATCTCCAACAACTTTAACAACTTTACTACCGTCTGGGTGTATCTCTTCAAATGTTCCGCTACGGTGATAAGTAAAAAGTCTTTCACCCTCTGGACTATCATCTATCTCATGTATGTGTCCGCTTTCAGATTCATGTACATGATTAAATGGGTAAAAAGAAACGGTGTTTGATTTTGCATCTAACTCATTCCATGTTGAACGACTTTCTTGTACAGCAGCATCTTCAACCGTGGGTATATATGGTTTAGTTGCGATAGGAACTTCTTGTATCTGCGACTTCTTCCTTGTGTATAATGATGAGTGAGTTTCGCCAACTAGACCTTGTGCAAGTCTATTGACATCATTTTCATTTACAGTTTTTGGATAAACTGCATTGGGGTCATTAAAACCTTTATTACCGTCTGGTAATTCTAAATTAAATCCAGGCAGAGAACCTAAAATAATTGGTTCTTGAAACAGAGGTGGGTCACGAAAGAAACCTAACACCCAAGAACCCTCAACTAAGAAAGGTGGTGTTTCACCCATACCATTCATTGATGGTACAGTAGTTGGATTCATTACCCATGCCCAAGGTAAATCTTCTGTAGGTATATCGTCCTTATCTTCAGTATGATAACCTACGGCACGAACACGAACACGACCAAGTTTGTCTGGGTCATCTCTATCTTCAACGACTCCAGTAAACCAAATAAATCCGTCTTTGCCTGTAATAAATTGTGTAGTATTCATGTCTTTATTTATGGGAACACAAAGATACTAAATAGTAGTAATCGTTCATCTATGCATATAGACGGAAGTAGGCAATCGCTGAAGGAACGCACTTAACTTTTGGTAACTAATCGAAAGGAGAGTGTTATGAATACGATTATTTTCCAATTAATCAAACTACAAAGACAATATAAAAGAGAACAGAAATTGTGGACTCTTTATATGAGAAGTAGACTCCGTTCTGCATGACAAAAAAAAGAGGGAACTTAGTTCCCTCTTTTCCCAATCCGAAGATTGTTCTCCTTTGTTGTGTATCACCCTTGTCTAATCCGAATCTAATTCAG